TCATTGGTTCCCGGCAGGCGATGGAGACGTTCCTGTATCGACCCGAAGGCGGCCTCGTCGCCATGCACGTCGCGGAGCCAGCATGATCGCCGACTCTCTCGCCTACACGCCCGCCCAGTGGCTCAAGGTCGCCTGCGAGCAGGCCGCGTCGAGCCACGACCCACGCACGCAAAACGGAGCCGTCCTGGTGCCGGCCGGCGCCGCCTACGTCGCCATCGGCGTCAACAAGGTGCCGAAGGGCGTCTACGCGGCGCCAGACAGGCTCCTCCGGCCGCTGAAATACAAATACATCGAGCACGCCGAGCGGGCGGCGATCTACGCCGCTGCAAGGTTCGGCACGCCGACGCAGTCGGCCACGCTCTACTGCCCGTGGTTCGCCTGCACCGACTGCGCCAGGGCAATCATCATGGCCGGTATCAAGGAGGTCGTCGGCCATGTGAAGCCGCGGGCGGCCACGCCAGAGCGGTGGACGGCCGAGATCGTCCAGGCCGAGGCGATGCTCCGCGAAGCCGGAGTATCGACACGCTGGCTCGCCGACGACCTGGGGGTGACGATTCGCTTTGACGGAGAGGAGATGCACCTGTGATCATCGGAATCTGTGGGACGGCGGGGGCGGGGAAGGGTTCGGTGGCGGCGATTCTGGACCAGCGCGGCTTCGCCACGCTGTCGTTCGCCGACCCCCTCTACGCCGCCGTCTCGGCCATCACCGGCCTGTCGGTCGCGGAGTTGCAGGATCGGCGACTGAAGGAGGAGCCGATCGGTTGGATCGGCTCCTCGCCCCGGCGGCTCCTCCAGACCCTCGGCACCGACTGGGGGAGGAACATGATCCACCAGGAAATCTGGGTCATGGCGACGATGCAGCGGGTGCGGGACGGCGGCGATTACTGCATCCCCGATGTACGGTTCGTGAATGAGGCAGCGGCTATCAAGGCTCGCGGTGGGGTGGTGTGGAGGGTAGATCGGCCCTGCCGATCTGCCCTCGACCCCGCCGCCGCGAGCCACGAAAGCGAGCGAGGCATCCCGCCCGAGTACCTCGACGCCGTGATCCAGAACGACGGCACGCTGGCTGACCTCCAAGCCGCCGTCGATGCAACGCTTGGAACGCTACAGGCCATTACAATGAGGTGAGCGACTTGTAGCACGCCACGAGCGGCCCATCGAGGCCCGCAACGCACAAGGAGGTGCGGTAGCATGGAACCGAAGATTCGCAGGAAGTTCAAGGCCGTCCCGATCGCGCTCTCGACGGCCGTGTCTGCGGCCACGACGATTCGCTGGGACGACGTTGCCGGCGGGGCGCTGCTGATGGGGACCGTCAGCACGAACGCCTCCTCAATCCAGTTGTGGGCCAGCGGCACGACCGACGGCACGTTCGGCCGCGTCTACAACGCCGACGGCTCGGCGGCCGACATCACGCTGGCCCCGTCAGTGACGGAGGCTCGCGTCTACGCCCTCCCCGACGCCTGCTACGGAGCCGGCGCGATCAAGTTGGTGTCAGCCGGCACGAACTCGACTGCCGCTGTCTGCATCGTCACGCTGAAGACGTGAGGGCAGGCAGATGACATCGCAGGAGATTCGGGCTGGCCTGCTCGACGCATTCTTCAAGATCGCCGATCGGTTCGGCGTGCCGTGCGTCATTCTGGCATTCGTCCTGTATTTCGGCCGCGAGGCGATGGTCGCCCTGCACACGACCGTCCTCCAGCCGGTGGTGAAAAGCCATGTCGAGTTCCTCGACACGACGAGTGAGACGCTGCGAGAGATCGGCCAGGTCCAGCAGCAGCAGGCAGTGACGCTCCAAGAACTGTCGCACGGGCAGCGGGAACTGAAGGTTGTGGTCAAGGAACTGATCGACGGCACGAGGAACTAGCCGATGGGCATGAACCCCCGCACCCTGCGTCCGTCCGCGAGCGGCTTCACGCCGCGTTCCATCTCTGGCCTCGCCGCATGGTGGGACGCAAGCGACGACGCCACGATCACGCTGGACACCGGCGTCTCGGTCTGGGCCGACAAGAGCGGCAACGGCCGCAATGCCACGCAATCGGTCTCAAACAACCGCCCCGCGAGAGACACCACAATCAACGGTCGCTCGGTGCTGACGTTCGACGGGACGAATGACAGCCTGGACTTCACGGGCGTCGCCCGCACTGTCGAGACGATGTTCGCGGTTGTGCAGCAGCGCGACGCTGCGGCAGACACGGCAAACGCCAGCCGCTACGGGACGATTCTCGGGGCGGCCTCAAACAGTCGCGGACTACTGGTACGCAATCAGTACAACAACGACAACTTCCTGTTCGACCCCGCGTTCAACGGATTCACGCTAGGCGTGAATCGTATCGTTGCGGTTGTTGCGTGGCTTGGCTCTAGCGGCGACGTACCTCTCGCCGTCTATGTGCTACGGCGTAACGGCACCAGCGGAATGCAGGGATGGATCAACACGACCAGCCTTGGCACAGCGACTACATCGGAGTCGCAGACGCTTGACCGCATCGGCCGGTCGGCAACGTCAACGTCGTATTTCGTCGGACAGATGGCAGAGATTCTGATTTACGACCGCGCTATCTTGGACGCCGAGCGACTGCGAATCACCGACTACCTCATGCGGCGGTGGGCTGTGACGAACCAGACGTACACGGTGTCTTGATGCAACGCTTTTTCGTCGCAAGCGAAGCGGTCTACGAGCAGGTGCGGCTCACGCTTGATGCTGCGTGGGGGCATCCACGCGAAGGCACCGAAACCTGCGTGGAGCCAGCCGCCACCGCGCCGCGCGATGCAATGGGCCGTGTGTTGCTCGCCGTCCACGCGGAGTTCTGTGAGTACCCGGTCGCCAGCGAAATGCTCCCGCAACTCCTCGCCAGCGGTGCCGTTGAGGAACTGACCGAAGCCGAGTACCGTGCGGCACTGCCGCAGCAGGAGCCGTGAACGTCACCCAACCCTCGGCAGCACGTCCGGTGCCGTGGTGTCGGGCTGGACGATGCGAGGGTCAAGGTAGCGCCGGGTCACGGCCGGTGACGAGTGGCCCATCAGTGTCTGTGGATCGCCGCCGCCGCGCTTGTAGTACGACGCCGACGTCTTCCTGACGCGGTGGAACTTGCTCATCCGGTCATTCGGCAGCCCCGCCCTGTCGCAAATGCGTCCCAGCCGATACCAGATCAGCGTATAGGAGCGGTCCCAGTCGAAGACCAGTTTCCGCTTCGTCTTGGTCGCCTGGATCGCGGCGTAGCACTCCGGCGGAATGGGCCGGTAGATGTCGGCCCGCTGCCCCTTCCTCGTCTCGGCGCGGAAGACGATCGCTTGCGGCTCGATGTCCTGCCACTCCAAGGCCAAGAGGCCGCCGATGCGCTCGCCCGTCCAGTAGGCCGTCTGGAGGATCGCGCGGAACCACTTTGACGACGGCACGCCGACGACCTCGCCGTGCTCGCCGTCGCAGGCTTCAACGAGGCGACGAAACTCGTCGATCAGCCACGCCCGCGGCACTCGCTCCGGCACGCGAATCGTCCGCATCGTCGGCCACTGGCAGAGGCCACGCTTCGCGGCGAACTGCGCGAGGGCGTGGAGTTGGGCGCGGTCCTTGGCTGCCGTCCCGACGGCGCGCGTCCGCAGCCGGTGAGCCAGGAACCTCGCCATCTCAAGTTCGTCGAAATGTTCTTCGACCGTCGGCTCACGGCCGACGAACTCGGCGTAAGCCTTGATGGTGAAGCCGTAGATGCGGATCGTGCGGTCGCTGATGCCATGCAGCGGCGCGTAAAAATCGACCAAGAACTGGTGTATCGTCATTGGTGGTTACTCCTCCAGATGGAGTACCACATCCTTGCGGTCAGGCAAACGAGCGCATCATGCGTTTCGTGAGGATCAAGATTTTGGAAATCCGGCACGACGGCCACTCGGCACCCTTGGTGGCAGACCAGATGGCACGGGCCAACTCGATTGCCTTGGCCGGAGAGGCGGCACAGACCGCCAACTCGTCGGCATCGGCAATCTCCCCGTCTGTCCACTCCACGAGCACCATGTAGTTCCGCCGCATTTCGGACTCCTTTCCGGGTGGTTTTGGCATCCTGCTTCCGCCGCCCCCTAGAATCCCCTATCCTCCACTCCAGGTCAAGCCGAGGTTTTTCAGATGGCAAAGGCTTCCTATCTTGCCCAGGCTGTCGGGTCTGCCGAGGCGGCGGCCATTATGGGCATCCATTTCACGCAGCCGCGTCGGATGGTTGAGAAGGGGCTGCTGACGGCCTACCAGCCGCCAATGTCGCTCTACACCGACTCGCCGAGCCGTCGCGTCGCCATTTACGACGGCGGCGAATGTGCGGCCAACTACGAGGCGTATGACGAGAGGTGCCTCGCCGGAGGCGGCAAGATAAACAGCCGGCCGCGGGAGTGGGTCCACACTCGGCCCGAAGCCCTCCGGCACCTGAAGGCCGTCAAGACGCCGATAGCCTTCAAGGACGCCATCGGCATGGCCGAGGCGGCTCAGATTCTTCAAGTCCACGAGTCGTTGATTCCGCGAATGGTCGCCAGCGGGAAGATCATCGGCCGGCGGCCGTGGAACCCGCGAGGCGGCGGCGGGCGCATTTACATCCTCTCCCGCGAGTCTTGCCAGGCAAATGTCCGCGAGATGAAAGCCCGCGAGGCGGCCGGCAAAAAGCCGGGCAGGAAGCGGTCCAGAAAAGTCTCTTGACCTGTAGCCTCGCCGTCCGATAGAGTCCTCGCCTAACCAAGGAGAGGACGCCAGTGTCGATCTGGACGCATCAAGAGGACGCGATTCAGTGGGCCATGTCGCGGCAGGCCGCGATCCTGCACCACGGCATGGGGTCAGGAAAAACCAGAACCTCGCTGGAGTTTCTCCGGCGAGTGGCCGCTAGCCGGACTCTGGTCTGCTGCCCCAAGGCCGTGATCGCCGCCTGGCAGAAACAGGTCGGCCTGTGGCTGCCCGAGGTCCGCATCGTCGCGCTCGACAAGGGCGACAGCAAGGCGAAGGAGAAGGCCGTCCTGGCCGCTCTGGCCGACACCTCGCCCGTCATCGTGGTCTGCAACTACGAGAGCGTCTGGCGGATCAAGGGCATCGAGAAGGCGAAGTGGGACGTCCTGGTGTGGGACGAGATTCACCGCCTCAAGAGTCCCTCCGGCGTGGCGAGCCGCTGGGCCGCCAAGATGTGCAAAGCCAACCCGCAGGCCCGCCGGCTTGGGCTGACGGGAACGCTGATTCCGCACTCCATTCTCGACGCATGGGCGATCTACCGGGCCGTCGAATCGCCGGAGTGTTCCACCTTTGGTACATCGTTCACGATCCACAAGGCTCATTTCGCGGTCTTGTCCAGCGGGCAGCAGCGATTCGTCGTGGGCTACAAGAACCTCGATGTGGCGAATCGTCGAATCGCCGCCACGACGCATTACATCAAGACCACCGACGTCATCGACCTCCCGCCGATCGCGTTTCACGACGTCCCCTGCGACCTGTCGCCGGCCGAGGCCCGCCTCTACCGGGAGGTGGAGCGGGAGTTCTGCGCCGTATGCGAGACGGGCAACGTGACGCCGAAAAACGCCCTAGAGCAACTGCTGCGGATGCAGCAGATCACGGGCGGGTTTGTCAGGTTCGATGACGAAAAAACTGCCCGCCAAATTGCCGAGCATCCCGCCAAGGCGGCGACGCTGGGTGATATGCTGGAGGACTTGCCCCTAGCCGAGCCTGTTGTGATTTTCTGCCGGTTCACCAGCGATATTCAGGCGGCCACGGCGGTCGCGGAGAAGGCCGGGCGGAAGGTCAGCGAACTCTCCGGCCGCGTCAACGAACTGGCTGCTTGGCAACAAGGCAAGACATCGGTGCTGGTGGCGCAGATTCAGTCGGGCGGCATCGGCATCGACCTGACCCGCGCCGCCTACTGCTTTTTCTGGAGCCTCGGCTACTCGCTCGCGGAATACGAGCAGGCCGTGGCCCGCCTGCACCGGCCTGGGCAGGAGAAGAAGACGACGATCTACCACCTCGTCGCAACGATCAACGGGCAGTCCACGGTGGACGGCCGCGTCTATTCAGCCCTTCGTGAACGAAAGGACATCGTCGATGAACTCATCACAGGCTACAAGTCCCGACACGCAACTCTCTCCGGTGCTGGCCGAGATCGCTGACATCGACCGTCAGATGGTCGAGGCCAACGACCGGCTCGACGCGCTCAAGAGTCGTCGCAGCCACCTGGAGAAGTTGGCGGTCGAGGAAATCCTGACGCAAAGACTCGACGGAGTGAGGGCCGCAGGGAGGAGTTGGCGCATCGAATGGGAGCATTCGATGAGCGTGCCGGAGGCGCGCAAAGAGGCGGTCATGGAGGCCGCACGGCAGGCAGGCTGCCTGGATGCGTTGACCACCGTCAACACAGCCAGGCTCAAGAGCCTGCTGAAGGAGATGGCGAAGGAGGCGGGCAGGGACGCCCGCTCCTCGTTCTCCGACGGGACTCCGTTCGAGGGACTCGTCGGCGAGTTCGTCCACCCGAAGTTGCGGCACCTCACGGTGGGGTGACGCTGGTTTCTGGTTCGATTGGCTACATAGGAGGACATCATGTCCACGACGATTTCCACGAACGTGAAGACGATTAACTATCCGGCTCTGGTGCCGGACAGCCGACAGGTGCGGATCATCGAGGCGAACCTCGACGGCGAGCCGATCCGCGAGCAAGACTTGGTGCGCGTGAAGACGCCGGCCGGCGGCGCGACCAAGTGGACGGTGACTGTCGGTGGCAACGACGAGACGCACGACGAGATCGTCGGGCTGCTCGTGTGCATCTCGAAGCGGGGCGTCCTGTGGCCCCAGGAAGACCCGACGGACCAGCGGCCGGTGATCGTGTCGAACGATCTCCTCGTCGGCTACCGCGTGTCGGACGACCTCGGGACGCTGGACCCGAAGGCTCTGGAGAAGTACCGGATCGGCGACCGTCGCTATGACTGGCACGCCCTCTCGTCGTCGCCAGAGTTCGGCTACAAGTCGGCTCGCGGTGGCGCCGGGAAGCGGGTCAAGGAGAGTCGCATCCTAGCGATCCTCCGCGACGGCGATGTCTGGCCGGTGCTCGTGACCGTCGGCCCCGGCTCGCTCCAGGCGTGGGCGACGTTCCAGAAGACCGGCCTGCCCTCGTTTCACTACGAGTGCGTGATCGGCCTGCGGCTGGAGAAGGCCAAGAGTTCGGGCGGCCAGCCCTACTCCACGATCGTGCCGCATATCGTCGGCACGATCAGCGAGGAGCAGGGCGAGGTCGCGCGGCGGCTCTACACCGAGCCGCTGAAGCGGATGTTCTCGGCCCCGCCGGTCGGCGCGGTCGTCGAGGCCACGACGGACGAGGAGTGATCACAGCAGCCGGGCCGGCGGCGCTTAACCCACGACTCATCCCCGTGGGCCGGTCGCCCAGCCCGTCAGTGGCGAAGTAACGACGGGAAGTCTGACTGACCCTCTGGTGTTTTCCCTTTCCCACCACGGCAGCGGGCGAACTTGCCCTCCCCGGCCCCAGCGTCACCGCGGGGCCGGGGAGGGGTTCTTAACACATCAAAGGAGTGGTGCCATGCGATTTGAGAGAGTTCCGGTGCCTCCGTCCACGAGGCTGAAGGTTTTGGTGAGAGACGGATTCAGGTGCGTGTACTGCGGTGCGACGAAAGAAGATTCGCCCTTGGAGATCGACCATGTCATTCCAGTGTCGCGCGGAGGAACCAGCGACATTGGGAACCTCGTCGCGGCGTGCAAGCCATGCAATCGAGGGAAGCGTGCCAAGTCGCTTGTTGACGTCGAGGCCGCCGACATCGGCATCTACGTTTCGTCCTCAACCGAGCCAGCAAGAAACTTCATTCCGAGAGAGGCGGTCGAGTCGCAGGAGGCTTGCGCGAGCATGGAGAGCGAGTGGCTTGAGGCGCTGATGGCCTACTGGCCTCACGTTGACGCATCTCCGAGTCCGCAGCGCGTTGGCTTTGGAGGCGAACTGACATTCAGGCCAGACTTCGTTTGTCGCGGGAGGTCAGGTTGCGACATAGGCGATGAAGTGCGAGTGCTTGTCATCCCGTGGTTTGATGTCGGCGAAGCGGACGCGAGGACCGAGCAGGAAATCAGGAATGCAGTCGTCTCCGGGTACGACGTTCCGACGATGGTCCTCATGGGGCCGCCAGCGTTCTTCTTCGGCGTGCTTGTGAATGAGCGGTGGAAGGGAACGCCACGAGGACGGATTATCGACAGCCTTCTTCAGCCGCTGTGGGACTGGGAGAACACTGGCTGGTACCCCGACGAAGACCTCACGTTCCAAGACTTGCGAGAGCCTGTAAAGAGCCGCGACCTGTGTCCCATGTCGTGGGACTTTGAGTCAGAAAGGCTCTTCGGCGTCTACTCGTCGTTCTTCAACAGTGAGGTGCAGCATGGCTTTTGAGTTCGACCCAGACGCAATGTTCAAGATGTGCGCCCTTTACCTTTCAAAGGGGCTTGTGCTTGTGCGTGTGCATGGGATATGGCCCGACGGCCGCTGCACATGCGGGCGAAAGGATCACGCAATCGGCAAGTCTGGCGAGCGTAACTGCGGAAAGCACCCAGTCGGCGAAGACTGGATCAGCCGCGCCGCGCGAACAGAAGACGACATCCTTGAGTGGCTTGAGGACGGCATCCCGTTTAACGTGGGCTGCATCTTGGGGCCAGCAGGAAACGTGATCGACAGCGAGGACGACGACGAGGCTGCCAAGCAGTATCGGAAGTCGATCGGCATGGAGGGGCTGGAGACGCCGACATGGACGAGCGGAAAATCGACACACCAACTGACGCTCTGGGACGAGAGGCTCGCAGAATGCAAAGGCACTGCGCGGCCTGGCGGCCTTGAGGTCCGCATTGGGGCCGGAGAAACGTCGATCCAAAGCGTCCTGCCGCCGTCGTGGCACAGGTCTGGAGTTCAGTACGCATGGAAGCCTGGTTTCGGGCTTGACGACGTCGAGATCGCAAAGACGCCAAGAGCGCTGCTTGTGGCACTTTGCAACGGAGCAGGACGCTCGGCAGGCAAGCCTGACGAGAAGCCGGCCTCGACAATGCTGTTTGGCGAGATACCGGACGGTCAACGGCACCGCGCAATCCTGCGGTGGTCGTGGTTCAAGATCGTGAACCAGTTGAACCCATTGAGCAGGCCCAATCAGGACATCACGACCAGGGAAATCCTCCTGCTGAATCAGCAGAACTGCAAGCCTCCAGCGCCGGACAAGGACGTCCGCGAGATCATCTCGGACTGCTACGAGCACTACAGGAGGAAGAGGGATTCCGGCTGGACGCCATCTGACCAGGACTCAACTGAAGAGGCTGTTGAAAGAGAGATTCAGTCGCTGCCTCGTTCCAGCGAAGGGACGAAGCCGCCACCTGGAAGCGGCTTTGAGTTGTACGGCCTCAAGCGTGTCATGTACGGCAAGACGGAGGCTTACGAGCCTGGAGACTGGCGGATTGAAATGATCCACTCCGACCCGCCGGAGATCGTTTTGTGCGTCCCAGCGTGGGAGAAGACTCCATGCAAGGGACGCATCCACATGACGTTCGACACGTTTATGTCCGCGCAGAAGGTGGCGTCATCAGTCTTCTCTTCAACCAGGGCGTACATCCTCAACGGCGACTCTGGTCGCTGGCAGAAGATATGGAAGGGGCATGACGCATCGAAGTCGAACGGGTTCCAGAGCATCCCCGGACTCATGGAACTCCTCATGGCGAGGAAGCGTGAGGAGGACGACATCGAGGTCGGCACATCGAGCCTTCGGTACGCCCAACTTGCGGCCTACGTCCTCCAGGTCTTCAAGAAGGCCACGCAGCCGCGAGACGAGGAGAAGCCGGAGCCGAACGAGTCCGGCAGGCCGTGCTGGGTGACTCCAGACGAACTATGGTTTCAGTGGGGGAAGGTCTGGGAAGACATCGGTCGCAGCCACGACGTCGTGCCGGGAGAGCGGAACAGGGTCAGGGCCAGGCTCATCGACGCGATGGGCGTCAAGGACTTCGTCCACCAGCGGCACCGCTTTCACGGAGCCGGAAGGCTGGAATACGTCGTCTTCACCAGGGAGTGGCTGGCGGCGCTCGAAGCGATGGCTTCAGGGTCGGAGGATGATTGGACGGTAAAGGGGGATGCCGATGGGGGGGCAAGCGCGGACCCAAATCACTCACCGTCCACCGTCCATGCGTCTGAAGTCGTTGAAATCTAAGGACTTAAGGTGGACGGCTTACCCATCTTAACAGACCGTCCAAGCGTCAGTTTTCACAAAAGGAGTTGCGAAAATGAGTTTGCAGTGCCTGCGGGCGATTGGTGGGGCCGGGACGGGGAAGACGAGCCTGATGAAGCAGACCGCCGAGAAGGCTCTGGCGAGGCCAGAGATGGGCGGAAATCCGTTTGCCCTCGGGTACTCCAGTTTCACGCGGGCGGCCCGCCTGGAGGCAGCGGTGCGTTGTGGGACGGCTTGGGGCGTGCCGCCGCAGGAGTTGATGGAGCAGGGATGGTTTCGGACGGCCCACTCTGTCTGCTTCAAGCAGTTGGGCGTTAGCAGGGGGGAGATGATCTCTGGAAGCAAGGACGACCAAAAGTGGATCAGCGAGGCCGTCGGCAGCGACGTCGCCTTTGCTGTTGACGACGACGAGGACGGCGGAATCGCCATCTACCAAGGCGATCCGGTTGCGGCGGCGGCTTTGAACTACTGGTCGCTGGCTCGGAATATGTGCCGTCCACTGCGGGAGGTCGTTGAGTCCGACTACGACCCGGAGGCACCGTCGGCCGGCGAGGTGATCAAGCGGATTGAGATGTATGAGCAGGCCAAGCGGCTTGACGGCCGGTTTGACTTCACAGACCTCTTGGCGAGATTCGTTGGCATCAAGTTCGACCCAGAGGCAGGGCCGATTGAAGTGGCCCCACAGGGTGCTGTCCCAGATGAGGTTGTCGGATGGATTTTCGACGAAGCGCAGGACGCCAGCCGGCTGCTCGACCTGGCTTGCAGGCGTCTCGTGACTGGTGACTCGTGCCGCTGGGCGTGGCTTGTGGGCGACCCGTATCAGGTTCTCTTTAGTTGGGCCGGGGCGTCCGCGAGCCACTTCATGTCGTGGGATGCGCAGAAGCAGCACATCATGCCAAAGTCATACCGCTGCCCGTCGGCGATTATGCGGGCTGGCGAGCGTTGTCTCCAGCGGCTGCCTGACTACTGGGACCGCGGCATAGCGCCGGCAGACCACGATGGCGATGTTGTGGAGAGCGAGAATTACGAAGACGACCTGGCTGACTTGCGGCCAGACGAAGACACCCTGGTAATTGCCACGACCAACAGAAACGTGTTCAAAATAAAGGCGATTCTTGAGGACATCGGCATCCCATACCGCTACACTAAGAACAGGCGTGAGGGGGCGACTTGCAAGGAACTGGGGATGGCTGGTTTGTGGAGCCTCCAGCACGGCGAGGGCGTTTCTGGGGAGGCTTGGGGTCGCATCATGGACATCCTCCCGTCAAAAACCAGGGACGGCGCAGAGATGCTCTCAAGGGGGAGCAAGGCCAAGTGGAAGAAGGGTCTGTCGGCCGAGTACGACCGCGTCTACCCCGAGGACTTGCCGTCACTCGGCGCATCGCCGGAGTTGTGTCAGGCCGTTGCTTCAGGCTCGTGGGCTGGCCTGCCGGACGGCGGCACGAAGTGGGTGCGGGCGGCGAAGAAGTGGGGCGTCGAAGCCGTCAGCGAGCCGAAGGTTCGGATCGGAACCATTCACTCGGCGAAGGGGATGGAGGCGTCAAAGGTAATTGTCCTCACGGCAGTTTCCTACAGGTCAAGACTTGGTGAGGAAATGGACGATGAAAAGTTTGCGGAGCAGCGCCGCATCGAGTACGTCGCCTGCACTCGCGCAAAGCACAAACTGATTTTGGCTCACGACCCGCGGGCGAAGAGCCGGATGGAGGTTCCGCTGTGACAACGCTGTTTGATGTGTCCCCAGAGGAACCGACGCGGTCGCGGAAGGCTCGACAGGCTCGGGCCGCCGTTTTGGATGCCGACAAAACGCCATCGACATCCCCCTATATAGGGAAAGTGACCCTGGAGGCTTTGGGTAAGTACGACGACGAGGTCTGTGCTGACGAGGCTTGCAGGGGTACGGCCCATGACATCATCGACGAGCATCGCGGCCAATGGCTACTGGAGTGCTGCTTCTGCGGCACAGGCCAGTGGGTGCCTGCCGTCGTGGGCCACCTAAAGCCAAGACAGGAGGAGTTCCGTTTCCGCGACGGCCGGTTTGCCGGCCTGACGATCGCCGAGGCCAGCCGCGAGCCGCGCGGGCCGGACTACCTGAAGTGGGCGGCCGAGAGCCACCCGCGGCCGATGGTTCGAGAGGCGGTGAAAACTTGGATTGCATCCCACCCAGCCTGCGTGTAGGCTACTCCCCACGACACCGGAAGGAGCCGTTTCATGCTCGTCATCACCCGCCGCCGCGGCGAGAAAGTCCAGATCGGGCCAGACATCGAGGTCATGGTCACGCAGGTTCGCGAAGGCGCCGTTCGCCTCGCGATCAAGGCACCGCCGGAGACGGTGGTCGTCAGGACGGAGTTGCTTGCTGGCAAGGAGGCTGGGAAGTGATGGAACGCCGAGACCTTCTGAAGTTCTTCCCGCTCGCTCCGCTGGCGTTTCGGGACGGCAAAGGCATCGTCGTCACAGAGCCGCCTGTGTTGCGGGCCGACAAGGAGTGCCGGAAGATCGAGCAGGAGGTGGCAAGCAATGGTTGAAGATCGAGCGTATGCCTCATTCGGCCCTGTAGACTCCGGTTCGTCGGAGCAACTTCGCCGATGCCTGGAAGTCTCTGGCGAGGAGTCTCGCGGCGTTTTGTGCGCAGACCACCACCTTGGCTATGGAATGCCAATCGGCGGCGTGGTCGCCTCGAAGACGCACATCATGCCAGCGGGCGTCGGATACGACATCGCCTGCGGGAATATGGCCGTCCGCACTGCGATTCTGGCCTCCGACCTCGATGTTTCGTCTGTCATGGACGAGGTTGCTGCGAAGATCAGTTTTGGCGTTGGCAGGTCAAACGAAGACCCGATTCGCGAGCACCCCGTATTCGACAGGATCGCGTCATGCAGGGTTCCAGTGCAGCGGAGAATGCTGGAACTTGCTCGGTCTCAGTTAGGCACGGTCGGTAGCGGAAACCACTATGTAGATCTTTTCGAGGACCGCGCCGACGGCCGGCTGTGGATCGGCGTGCATTTCGGCTCGCGAGGATTCGGCCACAAGACGGCGACGCACTTCTTGCACGAGGCCGGCAGCACAGACGACTCGATGCACGCGGTCCCCGTTGCCATTCCGATTGGGTCGAACCTTGCCGAGCAGTACCTGGAAGCGATGGAGGTTGCCGGCGATTATGCCTACGCTGGCCGCGAGTGGGTTGTTGGCAAGGTTCTGTCCATTCTCGGCAATCCTGCTGTGGACATCAGCGTCCACAACCACCACAACTTTGCGTGGCGGGAGATTCACGACGGCGAGGAGTGGTACGTCACACGCAAAGGCGCAACTCCTGCGTTCCCAGGCCAGCGCGGATTCATCGGCGGCAGCATGGGCGACGACGCCGTGATCGTCGAAGGCGTCGATTCGCAGGCTTCGAGGGACGCCTTTTACTCCACGGTGCATGGCGCCGGCCGCGTTATGGGCCGCATGGAGGCTCGCGGCAAGTGGAAGAACGGCCAGTGCGTCCGCGAGCCGCGTGTTGACTGGAGGGCATCGCGAGGCGCAGTAGTAGGCAAGGGCGTCGAACTTCGCGGTGCCGATGCCGACGAGGCTCCAGAGTGCTACAAGCGGCTGCCGGATGTTCTGGCTCACCACGCAGGCACGATCACTGTTCTGCACACGCTCCGTCCTGTCGGGGTTGCTATGGCAGGCAAGGAAATCGTGGACCCGTACAAGGACTAGCAATCCAATGGACACCCTCCACACCTGGCTCAACGTAGCCTGCATCCTCGCGATTGTCGGAGTGGCAACGTGGTTTTCGTTGCTGCGGTACACGACGTGGTTCGAGGAGTGACCACAGCCCCGATAGTTTGGACCCGGCGGCAGCCACCGGGCATCGGTAAAACGCGGCGATAAGAGCCGAGACCCCGTTCGATCCGGGTAGGGGCGCTTTCTCATGAACCTTCAAGGCCACATCAAAGGCAACAAGCGGCTTCGTCGTCGCGTCGATTCGTTGAAGCAGCGTGTCGGGCGGCTGGAGTACCTCATCGGCCGCCTGGTGACGGCGGCCGACATGAGGGGCTACGGCGACGACCCGATGGTGCTGGTGGCGGCCAGGACGATCGGCTGGCAGCGGTGGGCGGATGAGAAGCGGGAGATGGTGGCGAGGCGTGTGGAGGAGATGCGGCCGTGAGCATCCACATCGGCGACTGCCTTGACGTCCTGCCGACGCTCGACCGCGAAAGCGTCGATCTCGTCGTCACCGACCCGCCGTACAACATCGGCATCGACTATGGCAAAGGCCGAAAGGCAGACCGCCGCGGCGACTACGACATCTGGTGCGGCCAGTGGATCAAATGGTGCCATCGAGTGCTAAAGCCGCACGGGTCTCTCTGGGTCATCAGCGGCCAGGAGCACGGCGCCGACATAGACATCGCCATCCAGGCGACAGGCATGACGATGCGAAATCGCATCACCTGGCACGAGACGTTCGGCGTCTACTGCCACAACAAGTTCGGCCGCACGAGCCGGCCGATCTACTACGCAGTCGAGAACCCGAAGCACTTCACGTTCAACAAGGCCGCGGTCACCGTGCCTTCGGCGCGGCAGGAAAAATACGGCGATCGGAGGGCCGCGGCCGGCGGGAAGATCATGGGCGACGTGTGGACGATCAGCCGGGTGTGCGGCACGTTCAAGGAGCGTGTCGATGGCGTGCCGACGCAACTGCCGGAGGAGTTGGTGCGGCGGATCGTCTGCGTGTCGAGCAACCCAGGCGACGTCGTGCTCGATCCGTTCGCCGGCTCCGGCACCACCCCGGTCGTCGCCGCGAAACTGGGGCGCAATCCAATCGGCATCGAACTCAACCCAGACTACGCCGCCATCGCAAGGCAGCGGATGGAGGCGGCGTGACCCTCGACGACCTCCGCGAACTCAACCCAGAAGCCCTCCTCGCCGACGGCCTGGAGGCCGCTCTCATCGGCTACACGGTGAACACGCACCATGCCCACGTCGCCGTCTACGACATCGACAAGTGCATCGACGTCCTCGTTGAGCGCGACGGCATGACGCCCGAGGAGGCCGACGAGTTCCTGTCGTTCAATACGATCTGTGCCTATGTAGGCGAGAACGGCCCGCTTTACATCCAGAGGTTTTGCGAATGAACTGCGACGTCCTGCCCCTCTGCGATCTCGACGATAGCGACCTGACCTACATTCGTCGCCGGCTGACGAAGCCGGGCAGCGACTTCCACAAGAAGTTGCGGCGCGGCGAACTCGAAGGCCAGATCGCCATCGTTCGCGACCAGGGCGAGATCATCGGCTGGGCCAGGACGGAGCCGTGGGTGGACTGCTCCGGCGACGGCTGGGACACGCTGGAGGCGTTCGTGGCCGAGGAGTACCGGCATCGAGGCATCGCCTCGTTCGCCGCCTGCGGGCTGGAGGCGACCGGCTGCCTGGGAACGCTGGTCGCCGTGTTTCATCCGGCGATGTATATCGTCGGCACGCGGGCCGGCATCAGGGTGACGCTTTTCTCCAGGGGAGAGGCGTGGGTTCAGGCGTGACCGAAGACGAGAAACTCGAAGTTGCGGAGCGTCTGCTGCGGATGCAGTCGATGCTTCGTGACGTCGTGGACGCCTGCAATGCGCACGCCGAGATATGCAAGACGCTTGGCGAGCCTGGCCTTGCGTTTGCTTCGTTTATGGTCGGCGAGTCGATCAGCGCCTTCTCGAAGGCTGTCGTGCGGTACAGCAAGACTGCCCTTGACGAGTAGGCTACTGCCCCCGACAATCTGCCACCGTTGGTTCCCTTCCCTTCCCTTCTAGGAGTCCTGCCATGAAGAGCATCCTGCTCGCCATTGCCTTGGCCGCGTCGGCGGCCACCGGCTACGCCCAGACGGTCATCGTCGTCCCCGCCCAGGTCGAGGCCGAGGAGATGGCCCGCACCGGCATCTTCGGCCACCGTGGCCGCCAAGGCCGCTGCCGCGAGGGCATCGGCTTCTCGACGAGGTCTGCGGACGACGCCATCCGTCGCTGCTGCTTCTTCGGCCAACTGACGCCGCGTGAGATCGGCGTGGCGCAGGGGCGTCGCGGGTTCTACGCCGTCATTCGCTACTGGTGAACACATGGACCGACGAGGATTCCTCGCTCGCCTGACTGCCGCAGCCGCCGGGATGGCGGCTGCGGCTAAGTCGGGCGGCATCGTGGTTGCGGCTCCGGCTGTGGCTCCGATCCGCAGCCGCCGTCTTCCTGATGCGCAGCAGCAAGTCATCGACATCTTGCGTGAGTGCCGCGTTGTAGGCGTAGGCCGAACGGGAGGATGCCTCGACGGGCCGACTCGGTACACGATCACCTATCGCCAAAGAGCCGCTGTCGGCCTCGACGATGGTGACGAACCGTTGCCGTACTGCAACCTGTCGCACCATCAGATTCTTGACGTCGGGTCGCCTGTTTCAATCGCCGTGCAGGACATCGGCTTGATGGCGGAATCGCCGCATATCGGCCGAATCCTCGAAGTGGAGGTCATCTGGTACTTGCCATGAACAGCAAAGAAGACTTCGCCGCGCTGGTGTTCACGCTCCTGGCGACCATCCTGCTCGGCACGCTGGCGATCTTCGCCTCGGCGTTCATCGTGCAACTTGGCTGGAACTGGTCGATGCCGCAGTTGTTCGGACTGCCGGAGGCGTCGTTTCGCAGTGCAATTGGTCTGTCACTGCTCGCGTGGGCAGTGAGGTTGTCGGTGAAAGTCTCGAAGGAGTGAGAAGATGCAGAAGTTGAATGTCGATGTCGTGGAACTGTTTCGCCTGTGGCGGTCGCCGCTTCGTAACGACGAACTGGCCGACGCCCTCGGTTGTCCGCGTGGGAGCCTCCACTACCTGGCGGCTCGGTACAAGTTGCCGAAGCGGACGCCGGAACTGTGGGCGAAGCGGACTGGCGCCAAGCAGGCGCTGCCGACGCCGCAGGAGATCGCGGAGCGGTGTGCCGCCATCCGCGCCACCTGGAGCGAGGAGGAGACGGAGCGGAGGCGTGTCGGCAAGCGGACGAAGTCGTGGCAGATGCCGGCGTATGCCTTTGCTCGTCGAGACGTCGCGTTCGTCGAAATTAATCTGGACTGAAGCCTACAGATCGGGATAATAAGCCATGAATGAAACCGCCACTGGAAAAGACGATTGTTGCCAAGGTCATCGCCGCCGCGAAGGCGCGGGGGTGGTGGGCGATGAAGAATCACGGGTCCGGCTACAGCGTTGCGGGGCTGCCCGACATCCTTGTGATCAAGGAGGGTCGGGCGGCCTGGATGGAAGCGAAGCGGCCAGGCGAGGAGCCGACGCGGATACAGGAGCATCGAATGCGGGAGTTGGCGGCAGCCGGCTGCCCCGTTGCGGTGGTCAGGTCTGCGGGCGACGCGATCGAGTTTCTGGAGCAGATTTCCGGCTGACCTCCGACGAGGTGGCGGCGCTCATGCACTTCGCCGGCGCCGAGTGGACGGTGCGGGTGTGGGAGCCAGACAAGGTCATCGGCCGGCTCATCGACCGGATGCCTGATTGGATGTTCGAGGAATGACGCTGCCGCAGCCAACGCCCAAGCCCGACTGGATGGACCGCCCGTACTGGGTCGATCCGCCGAGCGGCTGGCGTTACGGGTTCCCAAAACTGTACGACCCGGCGAAGGACGGCCCGATGCGGGCGTGGATGATCTCACAAGGCTACCCAAAGGCGCTTGCCGACAAGGGGCTGAACTGTACTTTCACGGCGACGGAGGGGACGGCATGACTGACCGCGACCACTTCGCATAACCGAAAGGACATTAGATGCCCAACAAGACGCAGCCCGGAATCACAAAAGCCGACATTACATCGTTTCGCGTACTGATCGACCTTCATCGACAAGCACATTCCGTCAGGCAGAAGGTGTGTCGCAAACTGAAATGCGACCTGTTTGACCTAGACGAATGGGCTGACCGTCTCGGCAAGCGACCGACCGTCACCGACGAGGACATCTGCTTTGCGATGGGGAGGCTGACGTATGACGAGTGAGACGCTCCGCGACCACTTCTCCGCAGCGGCGTTGACGGGGTTTGCAAGCCAACTCCGTTCCAATTACGGCAGCGTGCTGACGCTGACGGCGAAGCAGTGCTACGAACTGGCCGACGCGATGCTCCGCGAGCGGGAGCGAACTTCGGTGGGTGTGGCCGGGATGGACCCGGTGGCTGATCGTAAATCAGCCGCTACTCCTGGGGCGTGCGCAAGCCCTTGTAGCCAGCCGTTCGATTCGGCCCCCATCACTCACGACGCCGCGCCGGCGGCGAGAGCCGACTCGCCCGATGAACGTCCGCCACATGCGGTGTCAGCAGGGGGGACTCCGTCTGCTGCTAGTCGGGATGGCGGCACCGGCGATACACAGGAGATTGCGGCTTTCCGGCGGTTCGTCGGTGAGGTGATGAACTGGATCAGCGAGGCGACAGGCTTCCTGCACGACGACGTTTTGCGGACGGACGATGCGCGTGACATCATCACCGACGCCTGCTCGCGGTGTTGGGATGCGTTCGACCGCATCGCCCCCACAGACCATGGAGCCTCGCCGGAGGCTAGAGCCAGCGGTGAGTCGGTCGTTCCACAACCGACACCGCGCGGAGACAGCGACCGCACAGATAAAGCGGCACCGCGACCCTCCGAAGGCACCGGCGATACACCCGCCACGCACGCTACACCTCCGCAGGGCAGTGAGCCGCGCGAGGGTACGGAGCCGGAGGCGTGGGCGGTCTGCACTCCAAACGATGGCAATTGGTCGCCATGTTTTTTCCATGAGCCGCACGCACAGCGTTGCGCAAACGCGATTTTTGGGTCGAAAAACATCGTCCCGCTCTACCGCCAGCCGCCGTGTCAAGGTGTGTCGCGAAAAAACTGGACGCTTACCGACGCGGAGGCTGAGACGCTCCGCGAGTTGCGAGACGAGGCGGCGCAGTACGCCGACGAGATTGGCCTGTGTGCGTCTGAGGTTAAGGTGAGGCAGCGAATTATCGACGGCTTGCTGGAGCGAATGGGAGGTGGGAGATGAGCGAGCGAATAGCGTTGGAGCAAGAGATCGCAGACCTGCGGTTCGCCCTGCGGCAGGCGACTGACCGCGCTAGTCTCGCAGAGGTTAAATGCAGGCAGTTGTTGGCGGCTGGGAGGCTCACCGACGCGGAGCGGGAGGCGATAGCGCTGGCGGCAGAGACTTGGGTGTGTAAGCCAAAACTGAGGGCCACGCTTCGCGGCTTGCTGGAGCGGACGAAGTGACACCGAACACGCAGGATCAGCGGCGGCGCAGCCGTCCGCTGCATCCGCTGGTTCTGTGAGTGGTGATACGCAACTAAAGGAGTCTGGAATGATCTACAACGCAATCAAACGACGAGACTCTCTGATCGCTGGCTATGTCGAATCGCAGCGAGGGCTGGCGCAGTCTCTCAATCGGCAGAATGATGATTTCACAGGCTGGCTGCGATGGCAGATTGAGAAACGGTCGATGCGGCTAGATACGATCCGGCTCATCGGCCGTGACGGCCTTGACGCGGAGGCGGCGAAGACCGCAGGCGAGGCGTCGGCGTTTGCCGAAGTGCTGGCCTACATCGAACGTGGTTGGAAAGGCGAGTAGCACGCATAACGCCAAAGATGAGCAGCGGCGAAACAATGACTGACCACACCGAAGGACGACGCGAGCCGTCTGCTCCATCGTGTGGTTCTCTCTTTTCCGCGATGGCAAGAAACACTGGAGACGAGATTTTCTTGTCGCAGAAAGACAAGGACGTTGCCGACATGGGCATGAAGGTGTCTTACGTCGGAAAGGTTTTTGTGGGCGTCCGCGAGCATCGCAAGGCCGTGGCTTCGATTGTCGCGGAGCGGAAAATCGGAAGAGCGTTGAAGAGTCGGGAGGCTATTGCGTTTCGTGATCGGAACCGGCTAAACCTGAGCCGCGAGAATGTGCTTGTGGTGTCGGTGCAGGCGCGAGCACGATACTCTGGGCCGCACAGAGGAACTTCTAGCCGCTACAAAGGCGTCTCGTGGCAGAAGGGCCGGCAAAAGTGGTACGCCCAAATAAGAATCGACGGGCGATCCAAGAACCTTGGGCGGTATGAACGCGAGGAGGATGCCGCAGCGGCCTATGACAAGGCGGTTCGGTCGCTGGGCATAGACATCGCGTACATGAATCTGGATCAGTGAGAGAACGCCCGCGATCACCAGCGGCGAGGAGATGACATGAACAACGAAAACGAGACAGCCGAGCCGTCTGGTGCATCCGGTGGTTATGCCGCGCTGCTTCGCGACCCGCGATGGCAGCGGCGGCGGCTTCACATACTTCAGCGCGACGATTTCTGCTGCGCGGCCTGCGGCAACGGAGAATCGACGCTGCATGTTCACCACAAGAGATACAGCGGAAAGCCTTGGGAGGCTGCGGACGACGATCTCCAAACACTGTGCGAACAATGCCACGCTGCGATTGGGCCGCACCCAAAGGGTGGCGTTTTCTACGAGTGGTGGATACTGGACGACGACAACAAAATGCTTTCCATCGCTTATGAGCATTGCCCGCTATGCGGCGATGCCAAGGATGCTAGCCACAGCGGGATCGTGGCGTTTTCGTGCGGCCACAGTTTCTACTTGTCAGAACTACACGGCACTGGGATTGAGACGCAGTGGCAGGGAACACACCGGGACGCCGAGTGCGGACCACCTGCTTTTGTCATGGCATAACCAGTAATTCTGCGGCCCCGTATAACACGCCGCGCCGCTTGCGATATTCACAACGTCCAGGCGGTTTCGCTGATTATCGGCTGCATAACATGAAAGGATTATCAACGATGCTAACTGTCGCAAGCGCACTCAACTGGCGGTGGAACAGCCTCGTCTACTGGATGCACGACGCTGCCACGCGCACCGGCATAGGCTGGCTGGTGAGCCTGAGCATTTGGGCCTACGACCACCTGACATGGCGGCTGCCCGATGCGTGGCAACTCGTCTGCGGCGTGCCGCTGGCGGAATACACGCTGCGGCATGAGTTGGAGATGGCGAGGCATCAGGCTCGGTGGTACGCGAACTATGCCTTTGATCTGCAATGTGAGTTGCTTGCCTCGAAGCCTGTCGGCGGCGAGCGCAAGAAGAAGAAGCACAAGCACTGGAGTAACAAATGACTGAAGAGACCTGGCTTCTCCCGTACATCGAACAGTCGGCCGGCGGCCTGGCGTTCGACATTGGCGCGAACGTGGGCGAGGTGACGGCCGCAATCGCCGAGCACTTCGAGGGCGTCCTGGCCGTGGAGCCGGACCCGCGGGCGTTCAAAGACCTCGCGTCCTCGGCGGCCAAGAACGTCCTGTGCCAGCATGGCGCCGCCGCGGCGAGGAATGGGGCCACCGACCTCCTGCTGCGACCTAACTCGGTGCAGTCGTCGCTTCTGGAGGAGCACCCGATCGGGGCCGGCGATCAGACGGAGGCGCCGGTGATCGAGCGCGTCGGCGTCAACACCTACACGCTCGACTTCCTGCTATTCATCGCCCGCCAGCGTTTCGGCGATCTGCCGTTGACGTTCATCAAGGTGGACGTCGAGGGCTTCGAGGGCGACGTGCTCGCCGGGGCTACAGACCCCGTATTCAGGAGCGTGCGGTGGCTGATTGAGATCCACGACCGCGAGCGTGAGGTCGGCCTGGAGTTGCAGCGGATGGGCTACGACGACATCGAGATCATCCCGCACCCGCACAAGGGGGCGCATCCGAAGCACTTCTGGGTGTATGCGGAGCCGATGAAGACCAAATGACAAAAATCCGCCGCCCCGAAGACGTCTGGCTGGTCGATGACGAGTACGCCGAGGACTGCGCTCGGCGTGTCGCCGAAGGCCGGGCCGTCGCCAGGGAGCAGAAGGCGACCATCGTCGCCATCGCCAGGAATGCGCTGCCGCTGATGGCGAACACGTTCGACCTCCTGTGCGAAGTGCAGGCCGGCTTCGCCGACTGCAAGATGTTCGTCTTCGAGAACGACTCGACGGACGGCACAGATGCCGCTCTCGATAGAGCGGCATCTGTATTGCCTTGGCTCACCGTCGAGCACGCGACCCTCGGCGGCGAGGACAGCCGCGGCTTCGAGCCTGAGCGGACGATCCGCCTCGCCCACTGCCGCAACCGCTGCCTGGAGTGGGTCCGCGAGCACCGCAAGGCGACGGCGTTCACGATCGTGCTCGACATGGACCCGGAGTACGGGTTCAGCGTCGATGGCGTCTTCAATAGCATCTGCTGGCTGGCGACGAAGCGGTCGAGCGGCTCGCCCCTCCAGGCCGGCGGGATGGCGTCCTACTCGCTCTGGCGGATGACGGACGAGAGTGGGCAAGTGGGATTTGCCCACTACGACGCTTGGGCGGCCCGCCCGAACTGGTGGCGGGACCGGCGCGACGAGATCGGCTTCACTTGGTTCTCGCATTTCCTGCCGCCCGTCGGCTCGCCCCCCTGCCCCATGAACTCGGCCTTCGGCGGCCTCGCCGTCTACTGGACCGAGGCGTTTCTCTCCGGCGGCTACTCCGGCGGGGACTGCGAGCACGTTCCGCACCACCGCCGGATGCAGCAGGCCGGCTGGCAGATGTACCTGAACCCTGGGAGCCGCTACATAGCCACCTGGAGATGACAACACGACGCCGGATGACACCGGAAGAATTGGCGGCGTCCAAGGAGCGGGCAAACAAGAAGCGGCAACTCCACCGGCTATGGGCCGGCGACTCGTCGCTCGACGAAATCTGCGATGACCTCGGCATGACCGAGGACGAGGTGCTGGAGTTGGCCCTCAGTCTGGGCCTCCCGGCCCGGCAGGAGCCGGAGTTCTTCCTGCCCTCCCCGGAGGAGATCAGGCTGGAGTGCGCCAAAATCCGCGCCGGGTGGTCCCAGATGGAGCGGGAATCCCGCCGGTCGGCGGCATGGTCTGCTAGACTGGATAATGCTACAGGTCACGACACATAATGCCCTCCGAGGTCCGGCTGATCGTCGCGGCGAAGGAGGCCAGGCTCGTCTTGTCGAAGGACGGGGATGTGATCGAGGACGAACTGTGGCGGTTCGATCGTCAGGTCGGCGGCAGCGAGGCCAAGCAGATGTGCCGCGTGCTGTTCGACATGGCCTTTGATTTTATGAATCAGACGGTGCATGGCGATTCGTGACGACCATATCGACGCAAGGGACTTGCCTCGTTACGGAGACGACACGCCGCCGCTGATGTCGATGGTGCCGGAGCCACCGCCCAGTCACTGGGGGAAGATCACAAGCCAAGGACGGACGAACTCACCGCAATATCAGGCGTTTCTCAAGAAGCACAAGGAGGTGCGCGATGGAGAATGAAGAAGAGGTCTACGGGGCTGGAATGCCCATCTTCGACAAGTTGAAGATGCTGGCCGAATGGGCGCCGATGATCGGCCGCCTTCAGGCCGTGATGAACGCCGAGACGCCGGAGGAGCGGGCGGTCGCGATCGTCAAGACGCTCCAGTGGGCGGCCGGGAAGTCCTCGACGGAACTGGACGACGAGGCGCTGTTTCACTTGGAGGCCGTGCTCAAGTCCGAAGAGGGCAAGGCGTTCTTCAACTGGGTCGTTGGAAAGGTGCAGGGGGCAACATGACCGCCGTTCAGATTGCTTCCCTCGTCGCCGCTGTGGCTGTGGCTGCCTGGACGTTCCGCGATCAACTCAAGCGGTTGTCTCTGCCCATCATCTCGCGCGGCCCGTCGTACCAGCAGGCGATGGTGAGCCTCGCCTCGGTGCGGCTACGGCTCATCGAGACATCGACGCTGTCCCGCGAGGCGTCTGACGCGATTGAGGCTCTGACGCTGGCCCTGGTGGCCGGGAGCGACAAGTGACCAAGAAGGTAGCGGGGGTCGTCGTGGCTGCTCTCCTGGTGTTCTTTGCTTGGAAGGGCGCGGACCTGTCGATTCCTTGGCCGCCCAACAAGGCTGAGGACATCGTCGCGCCGAAGCCTGCCCCGGATTTGCTGGCCTTGGCTTCGCCGCTCAAGCCGATCCTTCCGAAGATGATGCCGTCCGACCGGAAGTATCTGGCGAACTTCTACGAGGCTCTGGCGTTCGTCCTCCTCCAAGACGGCGAGCGCGATCAGCCGATCATCGGCACGACGGAGCAGTTTGTGGCACTCCATGCCGGCAGCCTGCGGCTGGCGATCGAGAAGGCGAAGGTCGGCAAGTACGTCGGCCTCGGCGAGGCCATCGACCAGACGTTCCTGTCGGCGATGGGGGCTGACCAGAAGAAGGTGGACAAGGACGCCCGCGGCCGTCTGATCGCCGCCTGCGGCGTGCTCTCATGGGTGTTCAACATCGGCCATGAGTAACTTCGACCCGCTGAAGGCGTATTCGAGCGGCCTTGTTGGCTGCCGCTCAAACCCTCGCGCCGACGAGGAGTTCGCCGATTTCATCATTCGCTGTGGCGGCGACCCCGACGGCAACAGCGTGGCGCATCAGTGGGAGTTCGCTGACGCCGGCAAGGGCAAACTGGTCATGCTCTGGCCGGTCGTCGAGAAGGTCTTCCCCGGCTGTTGGCCGGGGCCGACGCAACTCTGGGGTGACTGTGTCGGGCGCGGGTGCTCGAACGCCCTCCTGACGTCGCTTGCGCTGGAGATCGACTCCGGCTCGCCTGACGAGGTGTCGGGCCTTGTTGAAGAGGCGCCGCAGTTGCCGGAGATGGGCATCCGCCACTCGGTTATCGCTGCCGAGAGCGTGTTCGCGTGGCGAGGCTTCGACGGGGACGGGTGGTTCTGCTCCGAGGCCGCGAGGGTGGCATCGAAGCAGGGGTTCCTTGTGCGAAAGCCCTACCCTGATCTTGGCATCGACCTGACGCGATACACCGAGCAGACGATCCGCCTCGGCGGCGCGAAGGCGCCGGGGGCGAAGTGGCTTGCGGAGTCGAGCAAGTACGTTGCGAGGACGGCGACGTTCCTCAAGGGCCGGGAGGCCGTGCGCGACTTCCTGTTTCAGGGCTATGGCATCTTCAACTGCTCGTCGATGGGCTTCGAGCGGACGAGGAACGAAGACGGCTTCAGCCGGCAGATCGGCACCTGGCAGCACAGTCAGTGCTACATTGCCTATGACGATCGCCCAGAGACGCACCAGAAGTATGGGCAGGCATTGGTGGCCTGGCTGAACTCCTGGGCGGTGTGGAACAGCGGGCCTCGACGAGTGCGCGGCACCGACATCGACCTCCCTCACGGTGCCTTCTGGACCCTGGCCTCGACGATTGATCGCGCGCAGAACATCGCGATGTCGAGTGTCTCGGGCTGGCCGCGGCGGAAGCACGCGACCTATGGAGCCGCTGGGAATGTGTAGGTTCTTCGTAGTTGCGATGGTAGTTGTGTTCGTGGGCTGTAAGCCCACGAACCACGACGACCTTCGCCCACTGGTTGCCGTGGCGGGCTATTACTCGCTGATGACGCCGCCGCCTGCGCCGCCGAAGCCGCCGCAGGGGCCGGTGAAGTGCGAGAATTGCAACGGCCTCGGCTATTTGACGGACGGCACCGTTCGGACGCTTTGTCCTGTTTGCCGCGGAAATAAGGTCACGCAAGGAGGCGTCCAGTGTCAGACGGGAACGTGCCGACCTACCGGCCGCTGAAGGACTACGTTCGTCGCCGCGGCGGCCTACGGCTTTCCATCAACGGGGGGCTGCGCGACCGCATCGTCGATGAGGTCGTGGCCTCTTGGCCTGCCGACTGCCCCATGGAGCGGCTGGAGGAAGTGGTCCGCGCTCGCGTGACTATGAAAGTCAGGCAGAAGTATGGGTCGGTGATCGCGACCTTGCTACTTTCTGCCTTTATCAACGTGATTGTGAAGTTGATCGTGGACTGGTGGCGTGAGCGCAACAGTCATCGCGTTCTCATGCACGGGTGGTCAAGTGCCGCGCAGAATCCCGACGTTCCGTCCTAGATTCGCGTTCCCCCGCAGGGCGCCTGCACGCCCCAGTTCACACGAACGGGGGTACGGCTCGGCCGCCTGGCAGCGGGTGCGGCTGGCCGTGATCGCCCGCGACGACGCGACCTGTCGCTCCTGCGGCCTGGTTCTGCACAAGCCCGGCGACTGCCATGTGGATCACATCCACAGGAAGCCGGTGAACGAGGCCGCGGAGGCCACGCCGCTGTCGGGGCTACAGGTGTTGTGCCGGCGATGCCACGCTAAGAAGACTGCCGACGAGACTTCCGGCGATTAGCGGCCTTGGTCGCGCCGCCCTGGCTCCCCCACTGCTTCGCCATCTCCGACCGCTTGTCGGAGCCAAAGGGATAGTAGTGCTTCTTGATCACGGGGATGGCTGACCGGAGGATGAGCCGCCGGCCCAGCACCTCCTGGGTCACGACGGCCCCCTCGTCAGCGGCTCGCTTGATTGCCCGGTACAACGCCCGCCTGGAGCAGTCCACGACGGCCATCGCCTGGGCAACGGTCAGGAAATCTTGTGTCTCGATCTTCATCGCACCACTCCTATCACGCTGTCGCCTAGTTCAGTCAGCGCCGCGGCCACGCGCCGCAGCGGTCGCTCCTGGGGTTGTGTCACTACGATCGGTGTCGGCGCCGGTTGCCACGCACCGGGCGCCGGTTGCCACGCACCGGGTTGTGCAGGCCACGACGGCACCGCCGGCCGCTCCGAGAAGCCTTCTCGGAGCAGCACGACCACGACAACGATCAGCACCGCCCTCCAGGTGTCACGCACGATGCCGATCATACGCTCACCACACGCGGCTCGGCAAGTTCGTCGGCCTGCCGCATGAGGCTTTTGGCCGCCGCGCGGATGGTGGCTGCGGCGGCCTCGCGTGCCTCCTGCCGGGTCTGGAAAATCGCCTCGGCAAAGTACAGTGTCCTTGCCACGCCGTCCTCGCCGCGGACGATGCTGTCCGCGGGCAGGACAAACTCCACCTCACGCAGATGCACGACAGCCTTGGCGGCCTCGAAGTACACCGCACAGGTTACAACCTTGTCTCCAGCCTTGTATTCCATCTCTGTCATCCTCCTTGGGTTTCTACACTCGGGGTCAGTAGCCTACACAAACTATCGGCCAGTAGCCTACTGGTCTTTACGCTTCCTCTTCTCTCGACGTTTCGCCGCTCGTCGAGCCATCAGTTCATCGACGGCCGCCCGTGCCACGCGGGCCTGTGCCTCGCGGAGGTCTTTCTCGTCCGCGAGGCCGCGGTCGAGGAGCATCTGAAGCCAGCCGGCTTCGTAGGGGGTGATGCGGTTGGTCATTTGGTCAACCTCCGTTTCGCCGGTCGGATCATCTGCCCGCCGCACCACAGCGGCTTTTTCGAGCCATCCGCTGTACCGGGCGCGGTTCTTCCTGCCGTGGTACGAATCAAGCATCGCAACTGCCTCGCGCCGCGTTGCGGCCTGCCCGGCAAAGTTCCAGGCCGCCGTATAGACCTTGATCACGCCTGGACGGCTCACAACTGCGTACCCAATGTGACAGGCAGATCGGTCGCCCTTTGCCTTGAGGTAGTAAGTGTCCCCGTCGTGCGGAACCTCCACGGCCATGCAAGTCGCCATTGTTCGCTGCCTTGTGAACGCTATGGAGAATGCGTTCTTCGGTTTCGTCATCACGTTCCTCTCCTCGTTTCGCCGCTCGGGGTTTCGACGCTCCGGGGTGGCGGCGGGCCGCCGGGGCGCGGGTTCACCAACGGATGACAGGCTCGACACGAACCGTCGTTTCGACCTTCAGGCCGAAGCATAGGCCGCACCCTTCGCACGTTTCGTCGTGCCGGTCAGCGTCCTGCAATACTTCGGCGGGAGCATCGTGAATCGTGTAGTGCGACCCACTGCAATCGCCACCCTTGCTTTGGAAGTAGGTAGTCTTGCCGCACCTTGGACACGGCACCTCAACGCAGTCGTACATTCCCATTGTCGTTCTCCTTTTTATTGTGCTGCCTGACTGTCAATCCACTGCCGCCACTGCTCTCTCGCCCTCGCCGTGTCCTCTGTCCAGTCGCGTGACGGCGCCCCCCAGCAGCACCTCTCGGTCAATTCGTCGCGCCTCGCCTGCCTGTCGGCACGCAATTTGTCGATCTCATCGGCCATGAGCCGCATCAGCCTGCTGACCGCAGGCTCGCCGGCTAGGTTGTCGGCGTAAATGCGGCCCGCCGCCGCAACGTCGTCCCAGTCGATGCCGTACTCTGGGTCAAGTCTTGCCACCGTCTCTCTCCTCTGGTTTCGCCGCTCGGGGCCGGCTGGGATTGGTCATTCACCTGTTCTTGAAGTACCCGCCAGCCGACCGCGGCACTTGCCGCAGATAGTCCCACAAGCCGTCGAGCGTAGTCTTGATCTCGTCGCCCAGAAACTGCTCGCCGTCTGGCGTCTTGATGGTGTACGAGATCGTCACGCCGTGCGCGGTGACCTTCGCCCAGGTTTCGCCGTTCGGGTTGCCCGGATCGTCGATGTCCACCGTGAAGAACGGTTCCTCCTCGGGATCATAATCATCCGCCTGCGGCTGCGGCCCTGCCGACTCACCGCAGATCACATCCTCGAACGGCAGGAGCGTAGCCCGCGCCATGACGAGGCCGGGAGCGAACTCCCGGCAAAACTTCGTGGCCTCGTTGATACGGTCGGCCACGGCCCTCTTCTTCTTGCTCATCTTCATCGTCTCTCCTCTGGTTTCGCCGGCCGGGGCCGGCTGGGGTTTCTACGGACGGCCCACTACCAACGGTAGTGGCAACCGTTCATCGCCATGTAGTCATCGGTGCTATCCACACCGCCGTCGATCATCTCGGCCTCGATCTCCTCGCGGATGGATGCGGGCAACTCATCGCCGCGGACGAGCCGCCAGCAGTGTCCCTGGCCTCCGCTGGCGTCCTCCTCGACATTCCGGCCACAGACGAGGCCGGCGACCGCCAGGGCTTCGTCGGCATCGCTGCTCTCCCTCCACGCTGCCACGGCGGCTTCGGCCTCACGGGTGGCCGCTCGGGCCTGCTCCGCGAGCGCCTCGGCCTGCTCCGCTGTCATCGGCTCGCCGGCCGTGTCCATCGGGGCCGCCAGCCATCCTGCCGCCGTCAGGTGGACGTAGCCGTCCAGGTCGCGGGGCAGGCTGCGCCCGTAATCACCATACACGCTGTAGTGATATGCATCGGCCATCTTCGCTCTCCTCTGGTTTCGCCGGCCGGGGCCGGCTGGGGTTTGGGTTTCTACGATCCGGGGGTCACGCACTGGCTGCGGCAAATCCTTCGGCCGCCAGCCAAGTCTCCTCGGGGATGTTCGGCCGCGTCCGTTGGTTCTCCGTCACCCGCACATGCTCGGCCGCCGCGAACATCGCCTCACGCACGGTCGGGTAGTTGCCGACGAGCCGGCCGTCGCAGCCGACAGAGATGTAGCCGCTCGTCGGGATCATCTTGAACTCGACCGTGTGATTCAGAACCTTGCAACTGGTGTACTTGTTCATCATCTCTCTCCTCATCTCTCGGGTTTCCACTCTCGGGGCCACGACGGCCCGCTCCACGCCCCCGCGCCGGTTTCGCCGGCCGGGGGTCGGGGGCGGGTCGGCTAGGCTTTCGCCTTCTTCTTCCGCATGTGCCGGCGGGCGGCTCGCCGCAGATCGGCTTCGACGGCTGCCTCGGCCCTCGTCTCTTCATGGTCGAGCGTGAACGTCACGCGGGCGGTGCCGCGGTAGACCTTCACCTCGGGAATCGCCAGGAGCGATTCCCATCCATCGCGGAATCGGAGGTTGCCGGCCGCTCCGTTGAGCCGCTCGACCTCCAGGTATTCGGCCACACGCTGCGGCAGATCGCGCAGCGGCACGACCTTGCCGCCCCGCCGCACCGCGACCAGGGCAGCGCCGAGGATCGACAGGCGGAAGGCCGCGGTGTAACGCTCCTTCCGTTTCGTCGTGCGGGGGACGTTGAACTCGCCCAGCGGGTCGCAGCCGGTCGCGGCAACGTGCCGCGAGTAGTCGAGCCACGCAGCCTCCTGCTCTCCGATTGTCGGAACGTCGCCGGCATCGCATCCGTCGTGATTGCCGTCCGAATCGCAGACGCTGTAGGTGCCATCGCCATACGCCCAGTAGTGGGCGAGGTGCCAGCCGACAGGGCAGTCCTTCTCGCCGCAGGCTTCCGGCACGGTGCAGATAATGTCTTCCATCGTCTCTCTCCTCGTTTCTGGTTCCCCCGCTCGGGGGTCTGTAGTTTCGCTCAGTCCACGCCCGCCGGCAACGTGCCGGCGGGGGATCGTCAGGCGGGGCAGCAGTCGCCCCAGTATTCCACGAACGCGATGATCTCGTCGTTCGCCAGCCCCTCGGCCACAAGCCGGCGAGCCGACTCCAGCGTGATGCAGTCGTGCGAGACGAGCAGGCCGCCAAGGGCGGGGTAGTCATGCTCGCAGTAGCCGATCCAATCGAGTTGGTGGCGGCACTCAACGTCATCCAGGTGGTCGAACGTCTCAACCGACAGCGGCACTCGGTTCGCCTCGGCGCAGTCCATGTAAAACGCTTTCACCGCACCCATCGTCTCACCTCTCGTTTCTACTCTCGGGGTTTCTATGCTCGGGGCCACGCTGGCCGCGATGTCGTGTTCAGAAGCATACTAAGCATCGGCACGGCGAGTGTCCAGCCCACAATCTTTCCGCCGGGGTTTCGCCCCGACCCGTTTCACCCGGTACGGTCTGGCGACGAGGCCCGGCACCCGCGACCGCCGCCGGCCGGCAACGTGCAGCACCGCATAGCCGCCTGTGCCGTAGGCCAGGAGGGTCACCCGCCCCCGTGCCGTCTGCTCGACGGCCAGGAGGGTGAACGTGCCGCGGGCGGCCATCGCCACCCGCTCGCCGCTGGCGAGCCGGTAGTAGGGGCCGCCGGCCACGCGGAAGCGGTCGCCAGGGTGGAGCGTGACGCGGGGGCTGATCTGGTATCCGGTCATGCGGCACCTCCTGCCGCCTCGGCGGCTGCGGTCACCTGGGCGGCGAAGTCTCGGACGATGGCGGCAACGTCCATCTGCCGCAGTTGCTCGTTCGCGATGCTGTCGAGGTGCGCATCGTTTCGGTATCCGTCATCGACACAGTCGATCCCGCCCAAGACGTATGCTCGGCGGATGACGAGGCCGCCGACTTTCACGGCGATCCACATATCCCAGAAATGCCACTCGTCGCGCTCCCAGGCCGCGATATCGGCAGCGTTGTAGACCTCTGGGTCAGGAATCTCGCTCGGGTCGCTGGTTAGGCCAGCGATCACGACCAAGCCGCTGCCGTAGTCCTTCGCGATCTCGTACCCGCCGCTCGCGAAACTGGTATCGAACTGGTTCTCGGTGTTCGTCGCATTCATCCTCTCGTTCCTCCACTCGGGGTATCCACTCGTTCCGCCGGCCGGGGCAACGTGCCGCCGGCCGGGCATCGTCACTCACTCTGGCGACCGCCAGTTCTCCTCCTCCATGTCCATCGTGCCGCTGGGCAGCGGCGTCATGTTGCTGAGTTCGCCGGCCACGGTCGTGTCGTATGCCTTCGCCATGCCAAGGAACTCCAGCATCGCGAGCCGCCGCACCTCGGCCGGCGAGGTGCCGGCCGGCACCTCCAGGGTCACGCTCGACCGCAGGTAAACGTCCACCAGCACCGTGTTCGTCTTCGTCGCATTCATCGTTTCCACGCTCCAGGGGTTCTCGGGTTTCCATCCTCGGGGGCCGGCTACTCGTCCTGCTCGACGCAAAACGGCTCGACCATGAAGTCGATGCCAGCCTCCGGGTTGTCGAGCATCTCGCGAAACTTCGCGACGGCCGCGGCCTTGATCACCTCCAGGCCGGCGTCGGTGCTGGCGTCGGTGCCACGCGGCACCGACACGCACACTCCCGTTTCCATCCACACATCGAACTTGGGCATCTCTCGTTTCCTCATTCCGGGGGTCATCGATCCGCGGGAGCCGGCAACGTGCCGGCCCCCGTTGGCACGGGCGGGGGTCAATCGACGTTGTTCATCGCCAGCCAATCGCCCCAATCCATGCCCTCGGGGCATGGGCCGGGGTAGCCGGGGCCGCCGGAACACTGGAGCCATTCGTCGGCGGTTGTGGTCGGCTCGCCGGCCACCTCCACGATTTCGTAGTGGCAGAAGCACTCCATGTCGTGGACCCACTCGGCCACGCATTCGGCCTGCTCGCGGCTCGGGAAGGTTTCGCAGGCCAGGGCGCTGTCGATCTCGGGGCATTCAATGCGGTAACTGGTCATCGCGTTTCCTCTCTCGGGGTTTGGTGGTTGGGGGAGTCTCGACTTGTGGCCTTCTCAGCGTGGCATCGGCCCCAGGCCGCAGGCGAGGCCGACCGCCTCCGCGACCATGCGCTCGCTGGGCAGGGGGGCGTGGCCCATGACTGCCCGGTACAGACGGCGGTTCATCGAATGCCGGCCGATCCCCTCCAACAGGATCGACCGCCGCAGTTCTGCGGGGATCGTGCGCCACTGCCATTTGGCCGACAGAGCCCGCCGGATGCGACGGCAGACCGCCATCACCGGCTCGGCGCAGTGCATGCGATCAACGACCCGCGCGACCCCCTCGGCGTCGGTGCTGGTGAAATTCATCACGGGCAGGCGACCGACCGCGCCGATCATGCCATGCACCGGAACCGCGATGCGGTAGGTCATCTCCAGCCCGTCAGGCAGCGACCAGGGCCGCGGGGCATTCGCGGCGGCCCGGCGGGCTGCGGCCTTGATGAGCCGCACCCGCTCGGCCTCCGCGGCATCGCTGCCGGGGATCGGCCGCAGTTTCGCGGCCGACGCCTTGATCGTGCGCGCCGTGTCCTGCGTCAGGCAGGTGAACCGCCGGCCGGAGCCGCCGCGGTCGCTGACCACCTTCACCAGGGCGAGCCGGTCACCGACGCGGCACTGGTAGGTCGATCCGATCTGAACGTCTTTTGCGAGCATGATCATCTCTCCAGGGATTGTGGCCGGTTTCGCCGGCCGGGGTTGTAGTGTCGTGGAGCCTATAACGTCAAACACCAGCCGCGGCGGCCCGAAGGGACGCCACTGCACACTCCAAGCCATTCCGCCCGTAGTAGGCGCCGCGGTGCCGACCGTCCGCGTCATCCGCCTGCCACGGGCAGGCGCCGCGGTACTTCTCCAGTGTGCCGATGATCGCATTGTGCAGCCGCACGACATAGCGGGCCTGGCTGTTTCGGCCAGGGCCGGCTTTCGCATACATCGTCACCTCGCATCCGTTCACGATCTGCGTTTTCATCGTCGCGTTTCCTCGTTCGGGGTTTCGATGGCCGGGGGGGTCAGATGCCGTCGATCAGCCGCTGGACGGTCATGCGGGCGCTCCAGGCCGCATGCTCGACTGCCTCCAGGTGCTGCGTCAACTGCTCCAGGCTGGCGGCTCCGTTGACCGCCGTCAGGATCGCGGACTGGATCGCATCCCGCGTGGCCTGCGGCAGGGGTTCCTGCCGGCGGCGCTCCAGTCGGTGTTCCCGGTCGATGAAGATGGCATTAAGGGCGTCGTGCATGGTCGGGGTGGTCATCGCGTTTCCTCGTTCGGGGTTTCCATGATCCGGGGCGACCGTCGCCCGCTGTGACAAAAGTAGCATCGGCACGGACTAAGTCAAACCTAAAATCTTTTTCTCGGGTTTCGCGGGGGTTTTCACGATCCGGGGCTGGGTGGACAGTTGGTTTCGTGAGAATCGGGGTTGCTAGGGGCGGGGGTTAGTTCTCGTTTCCACGGCCGGGGCGGATGTCTTTAACGTCCGCATGAATCGTCAACGTGTTCGCATCGTCGCCGGCCGGCTCCAGGGAGAGTTTCACCCGCCCGGTTTCAGTGTCGATGTCATATGCGATGCCTACAGTTTTTCCGATCCACGCCTGCTCCAGGTGATCGAGCGCCAGCGCCAGCCGCTGCGCCATTGTTTCTGTCGGTTTCATCGATGGTTTCTCCGGGTTTCTACGGTCGGGGTTTCTGTGGTCGGGGTTCCGGTTTCCACGCTCCGGGGCCGCCGGTTTCCACGGTCGGGCATCGTATCGTTTCCACGGTCGGGGTTTCTATTGTCGCGGCCGGCGGGTCGATCTCCTCGGGCTGGTCGGCGCCCTCGCGAGACCGGCACCAGCGGCGCACCAGGGCGGCCGGCGGGTCGATCTCCTCGGGCTGGTCGGCGCCCTCGCGAGACCGGCACCAGCGGCGCACCAGGGCGGCCGGCGGGTCGATCTCCTCGGGCTGGTCGGCGCCTAGTTCAAAATCGGCAGCACCGGCGCCCCGGAAAGCACCGGATTGGACTTCGCCGCATGCATCGTGCCGAACCCACCATGGGTTCCGATCACGACCGAGTGTGGGAGCCGGGCGCCGACCGCCCGGGCGCCGGCGCCCTTGCAGGCCTTGCAGGAATTACAATCGGCTCGCCATCCGCCCTCGGCCGACGCGGGGCAGACGATTTCACCGGGCGCCGGTGTCGCATCATTCGAGGCCCGAAAGTATCGCCACCCCCTCGCGTTCGCGTCGGCGCCCTCGGCCACACTGTGGACGCTCGCCATGAAATAGGCGCGAAACCCTTGAAACTCCGGGCGCCGGTGCTGGTGAGTGTATCCAGTCCACCCATCGGCAATCGCGGAAAGATGCGACACGATGGCGAGCGGGATTAGCACCGGCTCGCCATAGGCGCCCCAGCGGATGCGGCGCCCCACGAAGTATCGGTCGTGCTGCGCCGCATCGTATGCGACATAGCGCCCACGATGGTAAGCCTCGTGGACGGCTCGCGGGCCTTGCCCGAGGTTGACGTAGCACGTTCGCGCCTTGCCCATGAGACCGCGCAGCGGGCAATCTCCGCACACTGTCGCATCGTCGCCCGTTTTGAGGGTTTCGGTCGGTTTCGCGAGGGTATCGGCCAGTATGTAGACCTGGAGCATATCCCCTGTCTTGGAGTTGGACGAACGCGACAGGCACGCGATCACGACGAACGGCTCGCCGGTGAACGGCGAGCGCCCCCGATGCAAAATCACTCCAAGGGGGCGATGCGCGGCCTTTTGGATGCGGGGCATGGTAAATCCTTTTGAACTTGTGGCACAGAATCCGCGGCCGACGCTCGGCCGCATGCGATCACTGTACACTCGGCACAGTCTCGGCACAAGTACCCTATCGGCAATCGGCCCGAAAGAATGTAACGCGGCCGGGCTAGACACTTAGCACTTGAGACTACGCGCACGATCCCCCCACAATTCCCGCACGAGCGGCGCCCCGCATTCAATCGGCCGCAGGATTCTAGGGCAATTCGATAGCCCCCCCTCCAGTAGGGTATCCCACGGCCGGGGGGATCGGGCAAGCAGAC